ACGGAGATCTTCGGACTGTTCTACTCGTTGCAGCACGATGACCTGATGTCGGTCCCCGAGTTCACGCATGCCGATCAGCGTGGTGACGGAGCCAATCCGCTCGTCTCCGGCATGTTCGGCAAGGGCAACGGCGTCACGTTCCAGCTCTCGACGCTGAACGCTTCCGACCCGAATGGGCGTCACAACCCGATCTGGGTGCGCAGCGCGTTCGGCTACTATTGGAACGAGACTCCGAACGGCGAGAAGCAGCGCTACCTCGCTCAGAACCGCGTCTTCGCGCAGTGCGACATCGCGCATGGGATTCTGTTCCCGGCGCGGTTCGTGAACGTTCGCACGAAGACGTCGTAGTGCAACCGGCGGCGTGGCGGCTTCGGTCGCCACGCCCGCCACCAGGAAGGACGCGCCGCATGGGTTTCGGCAAGACTGGCGGTACGGAAGATCCCAAGGCTGTGCCGCTCGGCACGCCGACCGAAGTGCGCGCGGCTGGATTCGACCTCAAGCGCAACTGTTCGTGCTGCGTCCGCAAGAAGGACCCAGGCGGCGGGATCGTCATCAAGGGTTGCGGCAAGGCGGGAGAATGCTCGGCGCTGTTCTCAAGGACTGACCTGCCGTACGGCGGCTTCGGGCCGCCGAGTGACGAGCCGGGCACCGCTGGCAAGGGGCGTGAGTACGTCATCTACTCCATCGAATACCCGGACGGTAGTTACATGGAGCAGGTGACGTGGTGCTACCTGTTCCTCGGCAGCTTCGCCTACAACTGCCTGATGGCGCAGGGCGATCCCAAGTACAACGGCCCCAAGGTGCGGTTTCTGGGCAAGGCCGGCGAGGGCGGCAAGACCGGGAAGGGCCCGGACATCTACATCGAGGACCTGGGCCCGCTCGACAAGAACAACAATCGCACCAAGAACTACAAGATCGTGCCCGTGAACGAGAGCGGTGAGCCGCTGCCGGAGGGGATGACCGGCTACGTCAAGACGGTGGGCAAGGCCCCGAGGCTCAACCGGACTATCGGCGGGCTCGCGGCGCGGAACCTCGCCAACAAGGCCGCGGACGACGAGGCCCTGCGGGCCTATGGCGGCGAGTCTCGGGCCGCGACCATGGAGGCCGACGACGTGGAAACGGAAGACCCGGTGGTAGCGGATGCTGAAACGGCGATCGCGACGGCTGACGAACAGCCCGAGAACCAGCATCTCAACCGCCGGACCAAGCGCCGTGAGTGAGCGCGAGAAGCAGGTCGCCCCGGAGGGATTTGTCGAGGCCATCGCCGAGCAGGACGCGGCGCGACCGTCTCCGTCGGACCTGAAGGATGCCATCCCCGACGAGTTCGCCGTGGAGACGATCATACCCGCGCGCGGAGTCAACTGGCCGGCTGAGACGCGTGTTGACTACCGCCGCGTCCGCATCAAGAACGCCGACGGAACGCTCAACAAGACGGGGAAGAACCTGGTCGATCTTCATCGTCCGCAGGCCAGGATCGGCGGCGAGATCAACGAACGTCTGCGCGAGGGGGACTTCGCGCCAAAGCCGAAGCCCAGGGTCGAGGAACGACGGTTCCCGCTCTCGGCCGCGGCCATCGTTGGATTCGCAACGCGGGCGGGGCTCGTTCCGGGCAAGGGTCACTGCATCGGCCAGCACGACGTGTTCGGGATACCGAACCTGTGGCGAGATAAGCGGGGCCAGCTCGTGCGCGTGATTGCCATCGGCGAATCGCCTATCAACGTTCGGATCACGACCTACCCGGTATGAGCCGAACACTCTCCGATGCCGAACGGCGGGTGCGGTACCACCTTCGCGACCGGAACGCCCAGGGCCAGGCGTTCACCTCCCCCGAGGTCGTGAATGCGCTCGAGGCCAACATGCGCGTCGTCTCCGGCCGGCTCCTGCTCGGCGAGGAACGCGTCTCGGCGTTGGTGACGACCGCCAGCGGCACGCAGTTCTACGCGCTGCCGGGGGCGCAGACCTACGAGAGCCTGCAGTTTCTCAGGTTCCAAGATGACGGTTTGCAGGTCCAAGTCGTCGCGCCGACCGTGTTCGAGTCCTACCAGCGCACCGATCCGCCGTCCACGGGGCGGCCGCAGATCGCGATGCTGAGAGAGAGCGCGCTCCAGGCCATCGAGATCGGTCTATGGCCGGTGCCGGATGCCGCCTACGTTCTGGATGGCTACCGCTCGCTCCTGCCCGCGAGTTTTTTCACCGCCGGCACCGGAGCCTTGGCAGAGCTGCCCGATGCGACGGTCATCCCGTTCGATGACCAGGCGTTCGACGCCCTCTGCTACATCACGGCGGCGGAACTGTTCGCGCGCATGCCGGACGACGACCGCGCGCGATTGAAGGTTGCGGAAGGTGCGGCGAACGACTGGCAAGGGAAGGCCGGCGAGCTGATCGCATCGTCGCGTCGGCGTCGCATCTTCCAGAAGCTGACCACTGGGGGGAATCGGAAAGGCAGGCGCTGGTAATGGCGATCCTCACCCTCGCCGACATGCGTACCGAGGTCTACGACATCGTGCTCGACACGGACTCGGCGAACCGCACCATGGATGCGACGACGCTCAATCGCATCTTGAACCGCTGCTACGCCCACATCCGCGGTTTCGGCGATAACCGTGTGTACTATGTGTCCGCGGCCATCTCGGGCGCGTCGCTCGCGCCGCAGTTGGGCGCACAATTCAAGACGCTGAGCGAAACCAACTACCGCCGCATCCTAGAGGTCTATCCGGCAGAGAACAGCGCCGCGGTCCAGCCGTTCGGACCGGCGCTCGGCCGCATGGAACAGTGGGAGATCTTCGCCATGCAGCGCGAGGACGAAACCGACCGCGGCATCTACGCGAGCTATTACGCCTCGTGGCGCCAGGGCTCGACCACCGCTGCCAACGTCGGCAAGTTCAATCTCGCGCTATGGCCGTTGTCCTCCATCATTTACGACTACCTGCTTGGTGTGCTCAAGGAAGTGACGGCGCTCGCCGCCGACGCCGATAAGGCCGACTGCACTGAGGAGGAGATGCACTTCGTCACCGACATGGCGAGCGCGATCTCGGCACGTATGATGGGACGGTCGGAAGAGGCCATCGCTCAGATCCTGAGTCGGCTGCCGGAGGAGTTGCAGACGGCCGTGGGGCAGCTCTCCAAGGACGTCGGACTCGTGAAGCCGCGCGTTGGACAGGAGGCCGCGTGACCGGCTGGGGCTGGGTCCCGCCCGCAGTCTCGCCCATCGCTCCAGCCCCGAGCGTCATCAGCCTTCGCGTCGGCCAAGGACTTCAGGCGGCGCACGACGAACTCACGAACGGCGGCACGATCCAACTCGGCGCAGGCACCTTTTATGGCGATCCGTCGGTCGGTTTCCAGGACTTCCGCTGGACGAATCCGAACGTCTCGATCATCGGCGTCGGCGTCGGCATCACCACGATTGGGTCGCCGATATCGGGCGAGGTCGGTTATGGCCGCCTTGAGGATGTCACGGTCAGGCCCCCGGCCGGCGCATATGGCCTCAGACTATTCCGCGACGAGGCCATCCACGGAAGCGTCAATGGCGGTGTGCCGCGCTGGACCGTCAAGCGTGTCTACGTCGGTGCTGCCGATGCCACGGGACGCGATGGCGGGCTCGGTCCGGCGAAGGGAATCTGGCTCGACGGTGCCATCCTCGGCCTGTTCGAGCAATGCACCGTCGCCTTCTGCTCGGATTCTGGGTTCTTCGCCGACACGACGAGTCCGGGCGGCGTTTACAGCACGAACGCCCATCTGTTCCTGGATTGCACTTTCAACGGGAACAGCCGCTACGGCGTCGAGCTGGTCGGTGGCGCCGCGGAAGGCTTCCAGTTCATCGGCGGCAACATGGAGAGCAATCTCCTCGGCGAAGTCTCGGCCTCGACCATGAACTTCGTGGACCTGATCGGCGTTGATTTCGAGACGGGCGTCGCCGTATCGCCGCAGGTCAGCTTCGGCGGCTGCGGGCAATGTACCGTCGAACGCTGTAACTTCGTGACGTCAGGCGCGACGAAGGCGCTGCGGGCCGCGTTGTTCTCGACATGCAACTCGTGCCGCTTCGTTAGGAATCGTGCCACCGGCTACACGCAGTTGGATTGGGCGTTGTTCGACATCAACTGCTCGAAGTGTGAGGCGCACGGGAACTCGAACGCTGACGGCGACAACCGCTTCGTCGGCAACCGGGGCTCATTGTGAGACCGAGTGACCAATGGCAGCGCGGGCTATGGGGCTTCAACGGCCTGCTGTTCGTCCCCAATAGCACCGATGGCACCGGCGGCGGGCTCGGGGCGCCATGGATCATCGACGCGGGTGTCACAGTGTCTCACCCGGCCCCGACCGCGACCTCCAAGGCGACGCAGATCCGCCGGACCATGTACACGCACGATGCCACGAACAACCGCCGCTGCGGCCCGCGCATCGGGTCCACGGCCGATCAAGCCTTCTGGCGCGGAAACTCGACCGTGGCGCCGTTCCTTGGCGGTTTCTACTTCGCCGCTGTCTTCACGATCGAGGCCTGGGCGGATGATACCGGCCGCATCTTCGCCGGACTGACCGCTGCGGCCAGTGGCGTGGTTCAGACCGACGCCGTTCCGGTGGATACGATCGGACTGTGGCACTCGTCAGTCACCGGCGCCAACACGTTCGTGATCGCCACGCGGGACGCCGGAGCCGAATCTCTGGTCGCATTCACCGCCGCCGCCAATCTCGTCCCCGGGCAGGGCTACCTGTTCGAGATGTGGACCTACCAGGCGACAACAGGACTCACGGCCAACATCTTCTGTCGGCTCACGAATCTCAACACGGGAGCCAAGATCGCCTCGGTACAGACCAACCTGGGGCCTCAATCCGCTACGTTCCTCGGCCCGCAGGTGCAGATGTCGAACGGTGCCGGGGCCTCGGCGGGCACTCCGGGCGCGTTCGCCATCGGCGTCGCGAATGTGCTCTGCACCGGCCAGCAGTTGGGTGACGCATGACCGCGACCGCCCAGCGCATCGAACGTCACTACTGGTTCCCGGTCCGGGGCTGTATCTCGACCGTGGATCGGCATGAGGTGCCCCTGAGCATGCTGGGGCCTGACTCGCGCGAACTGTTGATCGAGCCGGGCCGAGTCGAGGAGCTCGGAAAGGCCAAGCGCCGCCACGGCGCCGCGAGCTACGGCTCCAACACCGGCGTACTCGAGATGGTCGTTGCCGACGCGACGATGCGCGGACTGGAACTGTTCGACATGCCGACGCTCGTGTCTGGCGATGGCTTTGCGGTGCTGGCGGGTATTTTCGCCGATGAGTCGAAGCGTTATGGGCAGTTCTGGCTGCACGACGGCTCGACCGACTACACCGAGGGCGAGGAGTTCGGGGCGACGCATTATGCCGGCATGTCGGCCCCACCGGACATACAGGCGCCGCCAATCCCGTACGATGGGAACGGTGCCACCGGGTACTCCAGGTATGCCTACGAGGAGAGTCGTCGGCACATCGCTGCCGGCAGTCGCAATCGAGTCGGCATCAAGAACCGTGAATACAACGGCGGATTCCTGTCGGCCGCTACCAACTGGGATCGCTCGTACAACCTCATCAGCGGATCGGGAACGAAGAAGCTGCGGCGCTTTCCTACTGGACTGATTATGCCGTTGCGCGAGGCCGTGCGTGCTGACGGCGACTATCCGGCCATCGGCGCTCAGGGCTCGTGGCAGTGGGGCGACCAGTACTACGAAGCATGGGGGTTCGAGTGGGAGGACGGCACCCGATCCATGCATTCGATCCCACGCGATCCGCAGGGAGCCGGGGCGCGTCTGCCGACCGGCCTCGCGCTGGTTACTGTCGGGAAGGCCGCCGACGCTGGCGCCGTTGCTCCGAACAACAACTACCTGTACGTCCCGGATCTCAACATTCGCATCGGGCCGCCCGGGACCACCGCGCGGCTCAAATACCGCACCGCCAAGATCACGAAGACGCAAGCCGCGGCCGGCGCCGTGCCCGACATCAGCACACTCGCACTGTGTGCGGTCATCAGGGACAACACGAGCACCCGGTACAACGATCCCAACGGCAACGACGGCGTGTTGGCCGCAGATTCGCTGCTCCGAACCGATCAAATCTGGCAGCCGCGAGCGCGCTACGAATGGGCGTTTGACGAACGCCATGCGTGCGGCTACATCAGGCCGTGTCCATACGCCATCATCCTGGCGCATACGGGCATCACGAATGCCGGAGATATCAATCGCTCTGCCGATTCCAGCGCTCTCCATCAGAGCCTCATGCTCGTGCAGCTACGACAGGATTCAGCAGGAGCCATGACGCTGAGACTGCGATACGCGGTGAACGGTGGAGCGGTGGTGCCGACCGATGCCTCGTTGGCCCTGGCCGCGATTACGCTTCAGGAAGTCGTGGACTGGATCTGCTCAACCATCGCCGGTGCCGCCGCGAACGAATGGCGGGCGCAACTCGTTCCGGGAACCAGTGGACTTGTTCTCGCCAGCAACCTAGCGCCATCGCACATCGATTCCGCAGGCGGGACGTGGACAAACGCCAGCCCGACGTTGAATCTCACGAACGCCACCGACATCGCCGAAGGCATGAAGGTCAACGACGCCAAGTGGCCGGCGGGGACGTATGTCAAGAGCAAGAGCGGGAACGTTCTAACGATGAGCGCGAACAGCACGGCGGCGCAGGCCGTCGGAGCTGACGTCGAGTTCTACGTGGACACAGGCGACGACGCCACCTTTACCGACGCCACGGCCCACAGCCAGTTCGGGAACATGAGACCGTTCGGGAACTGCATCCCGGTCATTCTCGCTTTCAAGCAGAGTTACCTCGACACGTTCCCGACCGAGAAGCGCGATTTTCTCGTGACCGCCGGCGGGCCAACAATGAAGCCGAACGGCGCGCACATCTTCCACACGTCGCCGGGCGGGCGGTACAGCGGCGAGTCTGCGGCCGGTATCCTCATGGGCGGCGCTCCACTGAAATCGGGATGTGTCGTGTTCTACTCCAACTGGATCGGCTGGTACGTCAATCGGCGCTCAGGTTCGACGGGCGAGGATGAGCACTACCGCATGGAGTGGGTCGATCAGGGCCACGGCTGCAAGTCGCCCTACTCCATCGTGTCCGGTAACGGCTGGGTCGGCTGCTGGCGCGACGACGGATTCTGGATCTTCGATGGCGAGACGGCACACATCATCAGCAACGACCACTTCGCCGTGACCACGCTCGGTGGTGTCGGCGAGTTCGCGTACGAAGCCGGACTCTGCAACGCAGCGGCCGCGGCGGATACGAACGACTACTACTTCCACGCCCACTATCGGGACGGTCGGCTGTGGCTCAACTACCGCGTCTCGGCTGGCGTGTTCGCGACCGCCTGCTACGACGCCTCCATCTCGATCGAGGCCAGCGGCTGCGCGCAGATGCTAGATCAGGATGGCAAACCCTTCGGCTGGTCGCCGCGCTGCTCCTACTCGTGGAGGTCGTTCGCTGCTGGCTGCGGCGGAGCCATTGGCAGCGTGAGGAAGTCGGACGGCCTGCATCTCTATCAGGCCGACGACAAGAACGACAAGACCCGCTGCGGTCTGGTGCAGGAGTTCGAGACCACCGGGGCATACACGGACGGCGCCGATCCCGTGCAGTGGACGCTCCACGGGCCCACGGACATGCCGGGCGGCCTCAAGAAGTCGGCGCTGTCTGAGGCCCTGACGTTCCTCTACAAGAACACCGTGACGAGCGGCGCAACTGGCGTGGTGGGTACGATCTACCGGAACCAGGCCAGGTCGGCCTCGTCAACGATCTCGCTCCCGACCACGGACGGTACGGACTTCTTCACGCGCAAGATCATCAATGCGCCGCTCAAGAGCCGTTCGCCGGGAGACGTGGTAGAACTGAAGTTGACCGGCGGCGCTCTCGCCGCGGAGCGCATCTTCGAGATCTCCGGGGCCTTGGTCCCGATGGACGTGCTGGATTCGGTGACATAATCGCGGGGGAACGATGGCAGTCATTGATCGCGAGGATGAGATCGGCGCCTACAACCCGGGTGGCGGCTTGGCATCGACTCCACGCCCAAACGACGCGGCGCGCATCAGGGCCCTGATCCGCAGTAGGTACATCGGCTCGGATCGAACGCCGTCGTTCACAGCACCCGGGGCGGCGACGCTCGCTGGGCCGAAGCCGTTTCAGGCCCCGCCGGCGATGCCCAACTCGGGCATCAACGTGCCGGGAGCTGTGCCCGGGCTGCCGACCGTACAGGACTCGAGCAAGGTCCCACCACCTCCGCCAACCGGCTATCTGTCGCCGGACATCAACTATGGCAAGAACTTCTTGGGCACGTTGAACGACATTCTGCGCGGATTCCAGTCCAGCGGCGCTTACGGTCCCGGAGTGAATCAGGGCATCCTTGACGCTGTACGCTCGCTGGCGCTGGGCGACGCCGCGGCATCGCGAGCCCACAACGCGCTCGTGTCACAATCGCTGGGCGTGGACCCGGCCACTGCGGCGAGTTACTACCTGCGTTCCGATCTGGGCTCGCAGGGAGACGTGGCGCGAGCGGTCAATGCGGCCAGCCTCGGTGAGTTGACGCACCAGCGCGATTTTGGCCAGCAACTTCTCGAACTGCTGCTCGGCAAGCAGGGTCCGCAGAACGTCTACAATCCGAAGAACTCTGCGGAAGCCGTGACCGGCATTTTGAATTCTCTAGCGGCCTTTGCTAGATGACCTACGACGAGATCCTGAGGCTCGCGCAGATGGCGGGCGGGACAGGGCCGGAGCCAGTCGCGCCGCGTGGCGTGCCGCCAGCCTACGGGCCTCCGGCGCCGCCGCAGGCTCAGGCATTGCCGGCTCCGCAGCCCGTCCCCGTGCCACCGCGAGCGCCGGAGATGACCATGGCGGACTCGCTCGGCGCGCCGGGCTTCTTCGAGCGTGTCGCCGGCATCGGCGAGGCCAATCGCCTCGCGAACCCGATTGCGAGCCTCATCGACCTTGCCGGATCGCTCGTTCGGGGGCGCTCTGGCTATCAGGAACTCGACCAGCGTCAGGCGTTGTCGAAACTCCAGGCGGAACTGGACAAGGACTCGGCCCGGCAGGCCGAAGAGCGCAGGAACCGAGTACTCACACAGCGCGTGGGCGACCTCCAAAGGCGTATCGAGGATGCGACGGCGACTCACGACCGGCTGAATCAGGCCATCAACGCCGCGGGGCAGTCCGAGGACGTGGCCGCGCCGCTGCGGGCGCAGCGTGCTGCGATCCGTTCGAACATCAGCCGCTGGGAATCGGCGCTCGCCAAACTGGTCGGGACCGATGCGCTCGAGGCGACGCAGGCGGGCTACGCGGACCGGAAGTTGCCGGCCACGCAGGCCGACGTGATTCGTAGCGAGAGCAAAGCCAGGGCCGAGGGATCGGCTCTCATGGGCGGGACGAAACCGCCAGACGTGGGCGATTACACGAGCATCCTCTCGCGTCTGAACACGGACAACGACATCCAGAAGTTCCAGGTCGTGCGCGATTCCTGGGCGACGATGAAATCCACGCCTGAGAGTGCGGCCGGGGATGTCTCGCTCATCTACTCGTTCATGCGTATCAATGATCCGGGCTCGACAGTCCGCGAAGGCGAATACGCAACGGCCCAGAATGCCGCAGGCGTCTCCGACAAGATCAAGAACGCCTACAACCGAGCCTTGAACGGCGAACGCCTGACGCCCGAGCAGCGCGCGGACTTCAAGACCACCGCGCGCAACATCTACGTCTCGCGGATTCCGCAGTATGAGCGGGTCATCGGCCAGTATCGCGCGCTCGCCAAAAAGTTCGGACTCGATGAGAACATCGTGCTGCGCGACTATTTGGTGCCGGTGACGTTCGATGACGGCTCTCCCGGCGGCGTGACTTTGAGCGATCCAGAAAAGATCAAAGAGGCCAGAAAGCGCGGCTTCAAGGAGATCTACTGATGCCCAGCAAGCTGGATTACGACTGGCTTCGTCAGGCTGCTGCGGCCGAGGCAACGGACGTGGCGCTGCCTCGCGTCATCCCTGGCTCTCCGCCGCGGCCGGATCTCAACAAGGTGCCGGCAGGTTTCGCGGCGCTCGGCGAGCCGCAAGCGACGGCCGCAGGGCTAGACCCGCAGGCGAAACTCCTTGCAGCACTCAAGGCCCTCGACCTATTGCCGTCTCTCGCAGGAGGAACAGCGGATGTGATGACCCCCGGCGTGGCGCGGGCTACTGGCGCATCTGGACTCGCGGCCGCGGCGATGGAGCCGGTTCGCGAGCTGGGCTACCGCGCTCTCGGCCAGCAGCACTTGGTCCCCGGTGACTGGCGCGACATGCTGCTCAGGGCGGGACAAGCCGGACTTGGGCAGGCGGTTGCCACACCAGTCGGGCGGGCTGTTTCTGTTCCGCAGCTCCTGATCGGGCGCGCGCCCGAGGACTTCGCAGCGGCGGCGTACGGGGGGCTGCCGAGGAAACTCGCGCGGCCTGGGATCATCAAGACGGCGCTCGAGGAGAACATCGTCCCCGAGAGGCCGCTGCTGTTCGAGGGTACGGCGAAAGCCCAGGCCGCGCTCAATGCCTCTCATGCTGCGGAGGATGCTATCGCGTCTGGCTCCAAGGCCACAGCATTCAAGAGCAGCTTCGCCCACGCGGCGGAGGCGAAGGTGCTGGATAAGTTGGGCAAAGGGGCCACGGCCGCCGACCGCGCCGAGCTGAGGGCGCTCGCCGACGCCACCCGCAGCGAGGAGTTCCGTCCCGGGCCGAATGGAATGAGAATCGAGAAGCCGCTGACCACAGAGGAAGTTCTCGGCTTCAAGCGGACCTACGATGCCAAGCAGAACCAGACCTGGAGTCGTGTCGAGGGCGGACAGCCGATCGCGGCGTCCCCGATCGAGAAGCAGTACCAGATCGCTCTCGCCGGGGAGGCACGTAACTGGCTGCGAAACAACGTGCATGGGCTCGGGCGCCAGATGCAGAAGACCTCTGAACTCATCGCGCTGAAGCCGGCGGTCCAATGGGCCGAATCCCAGCCCATCGTCGGTTCGCGTGAGGGCGTGTTCGCCACGGCGCGCGATCTCGCGCTGACCCGTGAGCGCATGGGGAATGCCGCACTCGCTTCACAGCCTTATGCCCGCACGCTCGGGAACCGCGGGGCCGTCAAGTTCGCAAGTCAGATCCCGCGCATGGTGGGCGGGAAGCTCATCACGCCTCCGCTCGAGGGCGAGAAGGCCAAGAAATGAAAGGGGTCAGCATGAAGCCACTTCGCTCACTCGCGGCCGCGTGCGTAGTGCTTGCGCTGGCCGGAATGGTTTACGCGCAGGGGTCTTCGCTTGGATGGGGGCAGAAGCCGACGCCGCTCCAGAGCGGGACGAACCCGCAGGGGCAGCTCAAGGTCGGGATCGTCGGCGGAGTTAAGCCAGACTCTACGGCCGCGCCCTTCACCTTCGACGCCACGGGCAAGAGCTACTTCAGCGAGGCATACAAGGACCGGGACAACTGGCGGCTCTATCCCAACATCATCAACAATCAGTTGAACTCGACGACCGCGGGCGTGGACTCCTCGCAGGCTCAGGACACGCACGACATGCGCTCGCTGGCCCTGGTCCTCTATGGGCAGCAGGATTCGCTTTCCACCATCGTGCGCATCGCCGTACAGATCCGGGGGCATTACACCACGGCCTCGGATTCCGGCTCCGCTTACCCCTGGTATCGCTGGCCGGTGCGCTCCACCACCGCCGGAACGGACGCGATCGATTCCCTCGGCCATTTCTCTTGGGGCATCGCGACCGTGGCGCAGGCGACCTCGGCAAACTCGGCGAACGGTGGTCTGTGGTCAGGCGAATTCCTGGTCCGCTTCGATGTCGCCCGCAATGACTCGACCGGCACCGGGCTCGGCAAGTACGGGGCCTATCCCAAGGGCATGTGGATCAATCTTGTGGACCATGACGGCGTCCCATTCCGCGCACCATACACGTCGGTGCGCGTCCGCGTCATTAACGGCGTCAGGAGCCGGTTCCGCATCCGCGCCGATCTCGTCGGGAGTTCGCTGTGATGCGGAAACTCCTGATTGGGTTGGGCGTCGGGATCATTCTGGCCGCCACCGCTGATGCCAGGGTCTTGGTCATTGCGGCGAAAAACGTTGATGACACGAACCCAAGCCTTGGCAATCTCCGAAACACACAAACACAGCGCGCCGCAGTAGTGGGGATGCTAAACCGCGCGGGAGTTGATTACGACCTGATTGGAGTGATGCCGACCTTCGGTCGTCCGGGCGGATTCACGGAGATGTGCCGCCGTGGCGTTGTGACCTACAACTGCTGCGGGGCGGATTCTTTTACCCGCTCCTATGAGGCGGTAATCCACATCATTACCGGCGTTATGAATGGACATGGGTCCAACTGGTATCGCCCCGACTCCCTGTTCTCGTCCACCAAGCTGCCACTCGTGCCGCAGCTCATGCTGACGAACCAGTACACATCCTTCAGCAGCGCTTGTGGGTGTTCCACTGCCGTGAACGGTTCTCAGCCCGGATACAACGGCAGCACCAACTATCTCGGCTGGACCCAGGTTTACCGGGAAAAGGTCGAGCTTCGCTATCGTTCTGGATTCGTGGACGGCTTTGCATCCACGACCAGCAAGCATGGGACCGTCAGATTCCTGGTCTCTGGCGCCAGCAATGCCGCCCATGCCCAGACCAATCGACCCACCGTGCCGCTGCCCTGCATCGACTGTGACTCGTTGCTCAATCCGGCCACGGATGACAGTGGCGTCGTCATCATCGAGCACAACGACCACGTGCCGGGCAAGAAACCCATCATCATCTGCGGCAGTTCGCACAGCGCCGACGACCAGTTCGACGGCGGCACGATGTTCATGGGGCTCGCCGTTCTCGATTCTGTCTGCGGTGGAACGATCATCAAGAAGCCGCTCCAGTTCTCGATCAACATCCGTGGCGGTTTCCGGCGCAATGACCGCGCAATGCGGGGCGGCATCTCGCCCGACGACTCGACGGCACTGAAGGCCAGCATCGACTCGGTGGCGTCTCTCGGCGTGCCATTCACGGTCGGGGTCAATCTGGATTCCGTCGCCACCTACGCGGCCGAGAAGTTCTGGTGGCAGCGCACTCCATTCGCCCACTTCGCTCCTGAATCGTGGTCGGGGATAGCTCCGGCCTCCGATACCACGCACCTGACCTCCGGCACTGGCGGTGGTGGGGCCAACTACGGATCGTCCATCGACATCTGGGGACGATTCCGAAGCCGCACGGCTGTGGGGCCGATGGACAACCCGGACACCTCGCTTGCCAACCTCATCCGCGTCTCGCTGGCACGCACAGACTCTCTGTTCCCCGGCAAGCTGGACAAGGCAGGCATGGCCGCTGCCTTTGACTGGGGGCCACGTAACATCGGCGCCATCGGATACGACTCGCTCTGGTATGCCATCGGCAAGGGCGGGCTCTCAACGGTTGTATTCGAGACCCAAAATTTCCTTGCCAATCCGTCCCAGACAACCAACCCGCTTGGATTCCTGCCCCAGCAGACCCGAATGCGCTCCAGCCTCGGTGGCGAGTCGATCCGCGTTCTGGGCACGCCCCAATCCCCGGATTCTGGTAGCGCCATCGTGGAGGGCGGCCACACCAACGACAGTTTCGGCAACAATCCGCAGAACTCATGGTGCAAGAACACGGAATCATTCTGGGCCGGGATGCTGGGGACGCGGATGATTGGCCAGAGTAATAATGCCGGGCATCAATCCGAGGCCGACCTGAACGGCGTCATGCTGCGGAATAACTTCTCCGCCTGCTCGATCCTCACCATCCACGCCGGAGACTTGGGCAGCGGTCTGCGCTCCGATGCCGCTCAGCGCCCGACCCATCCTGGATGGTGGGCGATCAAGAGCGTGGTCAATCAGGCGAAGATCGCCAATGCTTTGGCCGGCCGTATTGTGGTCGCCATCAAGTACACACAGGATCTGGACCCATGATCGCCCCCGACCCGAAGGGCACGCCGCGCGAACAGGACCCGGCCGTGTTGCTCGCCTTGACCGTTCTCGGCGAAGCCGAAGGCGAGCCTTACGCAGGCAAGCTCGCAGTCGCCCACGTCATCGTCAATCGGATGCGGAAGCACGTCGCCGGAGTCGCCGACACCGTGCTCGCGCCGTGGCAGTTCTCATGTTGGAATCCGGGAGACCATCGGAAGGCGTTCCTCTTGGACGTGATCGCCAAGGAGGCGAAGAACGTGCTGCCCGGCGTCTGGGAGGAATGCGTGCAGGCCGCCGAGAGGGCCATGCACGAGCCCGAAGCCGACCCCACGGCCGGGGCCACCCATTACGTCGTCGTCAACCTCTGGAACTGCGACGACACGAACCATAAGCGCGCCCGCTGGCACAGCTTCCAGTGCATCGCCACCGGAATCACGAAGGAACTGGCGCGGATCGGCCGGCATGTGTTCGCCTCGACGGCTTAGTGAAGTACGCTGTAGCGCGTAGCACAAAAGGGGGACCGCGCGATGGAGTCATCATGGCTACCGTCGGTGATCGCTGTCGCGACGGTCATCGGCAACGCAGCCGTCATGTACTCCGCCGTTTCACGCCACGAGAGACGGCTCGATGACCACGATAAGACGCTCATCGCCCACGGTGAGGCTATCGCTGGCCTGAAAGCCGTCTCCGGGAAGGAGTCCCCCCAATGACGTACCGAGCGGCGAAGTTCAGCATCGTGGCCCTGGCCACGATCGGCGTGCTCCTGATTCTCCTGACGGCCCTCATGCGGAGGTAACTGATGGCGGCATTCCTGATGTTCAACCTTCCCCCCGTCGCATGGGCCGACCTCAACATGGCCGCCATCGCCGTCGTGGGCTGGCTCGCGCAGTTCGCCAAGGCGCACAAGCAGATCCCGACTGCGCTCGTTCAGGGTGTCCTGCTCGGTATCGGCTTCGCGTTCTATGCCTACGGACACCGCGATCCTGCTGCCGAGAACTGGCTCCGCGACGGCATCATGTGGGCGTTCGGACTACCGGGATTCGCCAGCGTGGCGGCGGGGGTGAAACTCGCGCCGCAGACGGATTCCATCGGAGCGCGCTGATGGCCACCAAGATCGTTGACCGCACGGGCAGGCCGTTCCCGACTCAAGAGCTGCGCCGCCGCATGGGCTTCCTCGGCGGCGATCTGTTGGCGTCACAAGCGAGCGAGCCGCCAACGCTCGCGAACGTCCCCGACCGGGAAGCGCGTCCGCGCACACTCGGTGGTACCGAGGACGAAACCATGATGGGGGGCAGACCATGAGTAAGCTATCCGCTGCCGAGCGCAAGGCGCTTCCGAAGGCGGCTTTCGCCGGCCCGAAGCGTTCATATCCGGTCCCGGACCGAGCCCACGCAGCAGCCGCCAAGAGCCGCGCCTCGCAGGCCGTCAACGCCGGCCGAATGTCGGCCGCGCAGGAGAAGAAGATCGACGCCAAGGCGAACAAGGTGCTCCGCAGGGGGACTCGGTGACGGGCCGCGTGCTGGCCGTACTCACGTTCGGCGCCTGGCTCGCTCTGCTCTGCAAGCCGGCGCTGGCGCAGCAAACCAAGCCGCTCGCCTCTCTCGAGCGCATCGCCGTCGCGGCCGGGGCGTCCTACGACTGGCACTCGGGGACGGCGCTCAACCCCGAGCCTGAGGCGAGCCGGGAGTTCGCGCCCGGCCTGTTCGCCGCCTACGTCCTGACGCCGCATCTCTCGGGCTTCGGGAGCGCCGTATATGGCGTCGATAACAAGGTCATGCGCTTCTCGCCCGGCATCCACTACCGCGTGGGAGTCGGTTCCGAGAAGATCGCGCTCGCAGTCACCTATGACTACTACGTCGGTGACGGTGAGAAGAACGTGCCCGAGTACCCGCACGAATGGGCTATCTCGCTCATCTACGCGCGGGCTGTCACCAAGAACCTGGTCATCGGCGGAAGCGAGTCCTACAGCACCGACAACCGCGAGCTGCGCACCAGCGTCGGCATCCGCGTGCCGATCTACCTCGGGAAGGACAGCTAATGGCCTCGCCACTGGACATCATCGGCGTGCTCTCCACGGCGCGCGCGGCAATGGCCTCAGCGTCGGCCAAGCTCAAGGCGCTTGCGGCCTCGACGCAGCTTCCGGCGCTCCGGCAGGAAGCCCTCCAGGCTGCCGCTGACATCGACGCCGCCATTGCCTCCACGTCACTCACGGCCGTTACCGGCACGATCATGGACGAGATCCGCGACGCCGTGATGACAGGCAGGAGCGTCGTCTCGCACCAAGCTACGGACCTGTTCTGATGAGCCCCGTTCGCGAAACGAAGCTGCCATCGGGCAAGATCCGCGTGGCGACTCCCGGAAGCGTCAAAGCGAAGGCCACGACTCCAGCCAAGGCCAAGGCTCAGGAACGTCTCCTGCGCGCCATCGAGCACAACCCGAACTTCAAGCCGAGAGGACGCAAGAAATAAGGGTCAGGCCATGCTATGCGTTCACTGCGGCCTCGTGCATCCGAGCCGATGCTGCAACCGGCCGGAGGGGATAGCTGCTAGGGCTGGCAGATTCGGGCCCATCTACGCCAAGAGCCGACGCCGGCGCGGTAACGAACGCCGCGGAGCCAACATCGATCGGATTCTCGCCGAGATTAGGGCAGCCGCGGCATCTCGAGTGCGGGCGAAAGCCTAGCGCGCACCCCGAGGGCGCGCAGGGCTTCCTCGAGGCTGGATACGGTCAGGACGGGGCATCCGCGCCATGCTTCGGCGAAAGCAGCCTGAGCGGCAGCCGTGGCGAGCTCGGAGGCCCCGTGAGGCTTCTCTCGGCCCGGCCGCTTGATCTCCATCAGGGCCGTGAGTCCGGAGCGCCCCACGAGCAAATCGGGGCATCCGGAGCCCACGGCGTGAAGCTCCAGCACGCTGCATCCGGCCGCCCGCAGCCCCGCGACGATGCCAGCGTGGTTCACGTCCCGCTTGGCCCGGCGCCAGTACCTCATCGCAGGATCAGTTTGTAGCGGAACAGGCCATGCCCAGGAGCCACGCGCTCCCGCAGGACGGTATGGGCTCCATGCTGAGGCTTCCGTAGATCGCGCAGGCGGGCGGATACCGACGCCTCGGGGGCTCCAGTCAGCTCGGACAGATCCCCAAGCGTTCGCCAGGCACCGTCGCTCATGTACGCCAGCACGAGGTGGCGCTGCTTCGCCATCCTGCCGAAGTCCTCTCGGGTGAGGTCGAGCGCTAGCTGCTGAGTCATGGAGTCCTTCCCTCGTTGAGACGGGGCGGGCCGGACTTGATACCGGCTACGCCGAAGGTAGGCGTCCAGTGACGCCTCGTGTTATGCCACCGGGATTTCCGCCGATAGTATCCGCCCGGCTGGCCTCCACTCGGCAGGCGCAGGCCCCTTCGACTCGGTTCGCGTGTCCTTCCACGCCGCCGCCCCACTGTTCGCTCCGCTCCGCTAGCGGTACGACCGCTTCACGTCCCCCCACCTCGCCCGCGTCGTCGGCGCCGGTAATGCCTCGGGGTCGCGCTGACCATGGAATCGCGCCCCGTGAATCTGCACGTTGCCCTCGACCCACGGCAGCAGGGTGAGCGCCGGGTGAATGGTGCAATCAATCCGCTGCGAGAAGATGGAGAACGCGCCGAAGTCCACGCCCTCACTCGGTTCTCCGCCGTCCACCACCGTCCACGTGATGCTCTGCCCCTCGAGCTTCGGATTGTTGCTGTGGGTGATCGTGCCGGAGAGCCACGCCTGGGTGCCGGAGATGCTCAGACAGTCCACGATGGCATGAACCGTCGTCGTATCCGCGCCGACGACGATGTGGAACTCGGCCTGACCGTCCACGTCACCCGAGACTCTGAGCTTGGCGTTGCCGGACATCTGCGACGTGTCCGGCCCCGAGGCGACCTTACCGCCCCACGACACCTGCTCGACCGGCTTGCCACCGCTGCGGCCGGCGGGTGGCGCAGCATGAGCGACGGTTGCAAACATCACAACTGCGGCGAGTAATCTGGTCATGTTCGTCTCCTAGGGGTTGGAGGGTTGCGGCCGGGCTTCAAATGGAGAGTAAGAATACCGCATCCTTCGCCGGGACGGTCACGTTCTGCTCCGTCGCGCCGTTGTTCACCGCCGTGTCGTGCAGTCCAGCAATCCGGCGATAGGGCGTGCCCATGTTGATCGTATGCGGCGATGTCTGACCGTTGACGACCACGGCTCCTTTGGTGAACCGCCTGACATAGATGCCCGAGATTGAGTCTTTGACCGGGAGTTCCACCGGCCGGCCGAGCCACCCTTGGTAGGTCGCCGTGGGATCGTGCGCCCCGCCCTGAGCGATGGGCGTGACGCTGTACTCGTCGGGCCACTGGAGCGCGAAGAACGGTGTATATGTCTCGTCCTGCGACGGACCGACGAATCCGTAACCTCCCTGGATGGTCGCCGAGCCGAGAGCGAAACGAGCGCATTTATTCCACGCCGCCGTGTATGGGGGGCCGAAGTTTTCGCACTTGACGAGCCCGGTGCCGCCGCCATCGATGCCGTCGCGACGCCACGTAGCGAGCGCCGCCATCGCTGCATCGAAGCTCGCGTAGTTGAGCGGCGGCGCGCCGCCGAACGGCGCGCCATTGTCAGGGTCCCAGCCCTCGAATAACTCGCCGGTCCACTTCGACTTATCGTGCGTCGGCCCGACGCCGTAGCCATTGCCGAATACGGGCTTGATCGCGCCCAGCGCCGTACCCACATAGTCGAGGCCCGTGCTCGCCGAAGCATCGAGTTCCGCGGCCGTCGCGTAGCCAGCGCGCGCGAGGTCGAGTGGCGAGCCGTTCGCGGAGTTACCCGAGACCGTGCCGCTGGCGAAGTCGAAGTAGAAGCCATCCGCGTTCTGCCCGCCATCATTCACTGCGTACGTCTGCCATGCCGCGAGCGTGCCTTCTTTCACCTGCCCGACATCCACGAAGCCGTCGAGCGTGCCGTTGTAGGGGAAGCGCGTGCCATCAAGGCAATAGAGCACCGCGCTCGGCGTCGCGATGTACAGGTCCCACTCGGCCTTGAACATCGTGCCCGCGGTGAGATAGACAAAGCGGTCGGAGAAGGTGTCGTACCAGAGGACGCGGCAGTTCGGGTTGTAGGCGCGGAGCTTGGTCACGATCTCGCGCGGCACGCTGTAGCCACCATCTGCGAACGGTGTGACCTTCAGCGTGACGAGCGAGAACCGCGCGATGGCTTGCAGGTACGTCTCATTCCATGCGCCGCTGACGAAGATGGGCCCGCCCTGGCCGTTGTGGCCGCCATACCACCAGGGGCGCGGATAGTCTGGATAGGACGCGAAGTCGTGTGGGAGCGCTGGCGAGCCGCCAGGACCCTTGCCGCGTCGAGGGCGGTAACGCTCGGATAGTTCTCTGATTTCCTTGGCGAGCTGGTGCGTTCGCCGGAAGGCTGCCGAGCGTAAGGTCATCGCGACATCCATCCAGGAAGTGCGAGCAGGACGGCGAGCAGGATGGCGGTCATCGGTCACGCCCCTCCCAACCAAAGTTAGTTTGTGAAGTAACGCCCTGCTTTGAGTACGTCAGAATCGTGTACCGGACTCCCATGAGATCGTAGGCTCTGACAATCAGCGCTCCCGGCGTATCCATGAGTGAATCGCATGGAGTCGGCGCGGACCGAACACTATCAATGGCTGCGCGATAGCCATCAATGAAACCTCGGTCGCGCGCATCGCTCCACGAGGTTCGGCATCCCGCGATCCCCCCGGCGAGGGCGAGCACGGCGAGAAGGAGCCTCATGCAATCACCTTCATCGCCGCCCTCACGAACGCCGCCGCGACCTGCGGGACGATGGCATTACCATATCCGCGCAGGCGTCCCACGCGGCCGGATACCCCATGAGCCAGCGGGAAAATGCCGGGTTCAACGAGCCGCGCTTTTCCATCGCGGCAGGGGAGCCATTCGGCGAGGCTCCAAGGATTAGAGCCACCGTCCTGCGGCTGCTGTCCGTATTGCCCGCTGCGTTGTAGGTCTCCGTCGCCGAGGACCCCGCCATTGGGGTCGGCCAGCCCGCATTCCAGACCTGCCGCCCGAGCAGCCCATTCTCCGGCGCCGTCCCGTCGCTCGTCCCGTCCTTGTGGTCGCGCGAGGTCGGCGTCGCCCATGAGGCCGTCCGCGCTGCGTCCGTCAATGTCATGCCCGTATGGTGTGTGCTCGTCGCCGGGTAATCCGCCACGCCGCTCGAGCCTTGATCCTGCGCCGTTGGCGTGGGCCAGCCCGTCAGTCTCACCGCCGTCCCTAGCGTCAGCGCTGGACCGAAGCCGAAGCGCGCCCCGCGGATCGCCCGCTTCTCCATGTCCTGCGCGTCGTCTGCCGTCGTCGGCGTGGGCCACGAAGTAGAGCCGCTGCCGGATGTGCGGGGCGCCCACGCCCGCAGCGCAAAGCTCGACCGACCCGAAGGCGTAGCCCTCGGCTTCCAGGTCAGCCTGAACAGCGTCGAGCCAGCGTTCGCCAGCTCGGCCCGCAACCTGTTCGCCAAAGACAAACTTAGGGCGTCGCTCGCGGACGAGACGGAGCCATGCGGGCCAAAGGTGCCGCTCGTCTCGGTGCTCGCTGCCTTTCCCCGCAACGCTGAACGGCTGGCAGGGACAACTTCCTGTCCAAACGGGAGCATCATCTGGCCAGCCAGCGAGTCGCAGGGCGTAGCTCCAGCCGCCGATGCCGGCGAAGAAATGGGCCTGTCCGTCTCCGATCTCGGCGGGCTCAAGCTCGGAGATACTCCTGCGTTCAACTCTTCCATTAGCGATGTGTCCTCCGGCGATCAAGGCTTCGAGCCAGTCGCAAGCGAACGGCTCCGTGTCATTGTAGAACGCGCTCAACGCTCTCTCCCGGCGAGCCGCACGGGCGAGGTCATAGGCTACACACTCGACACATTCCTGTCCTCGCTCGGGTATCTGGAGGAATGCGCCCCGACTCGAACTCGGCCCGCAATCCCGCCAGCGACGTTGGCCATGCATCGCGCTGTGGCGACCGGAACGTGTGGCCCGTTGCCATTTCTGCCGCCTCACCCTTGGCGTACTTATCCGGGTGGTCCCGCCACAGCTCGTACCATTCGATGAGGCGCTGGAAAAAGCAGAGTTCGCAGTCCGTTCGAGCCGGGACGGTTACCTTCCGCTCCTTGAGGAATGCCAAGACTTCGGGCAGGCCCATCCTGGAGTCGCGTAGTGGGTACTCGTAAGTGGCGAAACCGCCCCACAGCCCGAGTCTTTCGGGCTCGTCCGACCGGAGGCCAACACAGAGGATTGAACCTGGATGCGATAGCAGGTACGCCTTCGCCGGCTCGATTTTCAGCGCCCGCGTGCACCACCGCTGTCGCCAGTTGGGGAGCGCGCCCCATTTCTCAATCAGGGATGCCAGCGTGTGGCCGGACCATCCGACAGTCACGGTTTTCCCGATGCGCTCAGCGATGCTACGAACATGCTCAAGGCACGCCGCCGACTCATCTCCCGTGGGCGTGAATAACAGATCGAAGTTATCACCACGTTCCGCCATGAGCAGGACCATGGCGGTTGAGTCCTTGCCTCCGCTAAAGGCGGCCACCCGGCTCACAGCGGCTCCAGGGGCAGATCGGCGATTTCCTTCGCGACGGAGCATTTGCCATCGGTGCACTCAAGAACATGATCGGCGGCTAGCTCTGCCGCCCGCTCGCGCATCGCCGCCGCGCCGGCTGCGTAACCCTGAGCGTAGCGGGCGTCGGCGAAGAATACCTGCGCCTGTTTGCGACCTTCCTCGATGCCCTCGGCGCGGGCTTGGGCGACCTCTGCTCTGATGAAAGCGATATGGCCGCTAACGGCTCCGTCGCGAGTGTCTGCGCCGAAAACGCGCTGTGCGATTCGGCGAGCTACATCTAGGTCGGGCGCTGGGGGATGCCCGCCCTTGTCTCGCTCCGTCGTCCCCTTCGCGTCACTCATCCCGGGCCTCTAGGGCGTGGGCGGCGCCATTTCCTGAGGACAACCTGCTTTGCCACGCCTGCGTCACCGCTCCTGTACCGGGGAAAATGTCGTGCAACTCGTCGCCCGGCTCCATCCCGAGCAGATTGAATAGCCACGAGCAGAAGCCCGGGGGTTTCGCGCCGACGAGTCCGCGCTTGAGCGTGATATTGGCGCTCACCCAATCCCTCACCGTCGGGTCAGTCCGCCCGCGTTTGCGTCCCCCGCAGAAAATGATCGGCTCCCAAGCATAGGCCGGGTTGACCCCGGGCTTGAAGATGGCGAATGGCTTGACCCATGCGGCAACTCGGTGGTTCGGCGGGCACAAAGGCAGCAGCGTCGCCAGCGCCGGACTGCTCGTGGAGAGCGCCCAGCCATCTGGGAACTCGCAGCGCAGGCGAGCGATTAGAGCGGCGTGGTCCACTTCCTCGCGCTTGTAGTGTTTGCGCGCTTGGCCCGGATAGGGCGGGTCTGCGTAAGCAAACTTCATTTTCCTCCCCGACGATTCCAAGAGCCCAGCGTGGCCCCGAGGATGACTGCGCTCGCGACGATCAAGAACCATCCTAAAAGTTCACGCAAGGTCATCCCGGGCCTCTAGGGCGTGGGCGGCGTCTACAGCAGCTTGAGCACTATCGACCGCGGCGCATCCTTTGTCGTCTAGCTCCAGGCCGTGCAGGCGCCACGCCCGGACCTCCGCCGCGAGGACGGCGCAGCGGGAGCGGAGCGCGACGACCTTTCGCTCCAGTTCGGTGTAGAGCAGACCCACCGTCTCGATGCGGCAGACCTCGTTAGTCTCTAGGTTGCCGTCCGCGTCGCAGGTGACTTCGGGTAGCTCATCGCGCACCGCCGTTTCCAAGTTGTCGCAACGCTCGACGGCTTCCGCCAGTTCCGCCCGGAGCGCGTCGCGGTCGGCGGTGAGGGCGATACATTCGGCACGGATGCGCTCAATATCGCCTTGCAGAAGGTTCACCTGTTTGGCCAGATGGGCCCGCTCAGTCACGGCCGGCTTCCGCGATTAGAACCACGGACGTAACGAAGGCCCCCTTTATGACCATGAGTTTCGGGGCGCCAATCCTGAGTGCGGCCGCCGCAGACGGCGCTACAACGGTGATGGTGTCAACTAGCGCGCGATCCGCCCCGTAACGCGATTCGATTCTCCAGATGCGCGTCATTTCCCCTCCTGAGCATTGAGCCGTTCGCACTCGCGCTCGGCGTGGGCGTTAAGTGCCTTGGCCACCGCGATAGCTTCCTGCTCGTCCAAGCCGCCAAGATTGCGCCCGGGTTTGCGCGTATCCTCCACTACCCAGTTGCCGCGCCCAGGGATCGGCGAAGTGACCATGCTGTTGCGCGGAATCCATCTCGGCTGCGGCATCCGGGCGGCTCTGAGTGCGGAGAACGCTGCCCATACCGCTTCCGATTCTGGCCGCGAGCGGGAGGCGGACGCCATTCCGATACCGCATTTCTCTGCGTCCGATCCGGGTGGCGTCCCGGCTGAAAATGCGAGGCGGGCGAACTTGCCGTCGGGATCGTGAATCGCTGAGTAGGCCAGCATCGCCTCCGCCAGTCGCTGCTCATGCTCGTCGCGGAGCAAGCCGGCTGCGGCGAGAGCGGCGACAACCGCATCAGGCATGTCACCTTCGCGGTAATCGCTCTTGTCACTGAACGTCTGGCCCGGAGCAATCCAGCGTCGCTGGGACTCCCACCATTTGCTGGCTCCGGCCCGCGCCACTTTCAGCGCTCTCTCGGTCACGCTCTCGCTAGTCATGAAGCCACCGCGATCATGCGAAGGATGCCGATAACAGCATGGTGTGGATCGTAAGCCGTGCATGACCATTTCTCGGCGACCGCCCGCCACATCGTGCTCTCGGGAACGTAGGATATGATGAAAGTCGGGCAGTAGCCATGCCGCCTGATGGCCTCTTTCGTAACCCAATCACGCCATTCGGCATCGCCGATAAAGACATCGCTGGCGGTCGTCATGATGCCACCGCTGCGCGGCCCGACAGGTTCTGGACTTCCGTTCTCAGCGCTCGCTCCACCATCGTCAGAACCGCCATTGTCTGAGATGGCAGCTTGATGCCGGAGCCGCGAGCGAAGCCGCATAGCTCCAGCGTCGCGTCGTCAATCAACCACTGCACGCCGTCCAGCGTCGAGACGAAGCGGCGCGGCATCCCGCGGGCCGCTGACAGTCGCTCGGCCATCTCGCAGAGTTCCAAGCAGGCGAGCAGCATTCCCGGCTGGTTCCGCGGCGGTTCGCCGGAGGGAGCGACCGCCGGGGGAGCGGCCGATTCCTTCGGCCCGTTGGGCTCCGCTCCCGGACGATCCCCCAGCTCCAGCGCTCGCTGCATGGCCGTCGCCTTGCCCTTGATCGAGCCTTCGTAGGCGAGCGCCGCGGCCAACAGCGCCTTCCATTGGTCCGCGGTGATGGTCGAGAGCTTGGCACCCGGCTCGAGAATGATCCGCGCCGTGCGGGCCATCGTGGCGACGAAGGACGCCTTGGCGTGACCGCTGCCCTTGCCGGAGAGCTTCCAGCCGGTGCGCTCTCCTGCGGCGAAGAACTCGTCGCGCGGGTTGGGCTCGAGCGGGCCGAAGTCGGGAACATCATCATTTGTGGAGGCGGTTCCGAGCAGGGATTCGAGCCCGTCTTCGACGGGTAGCGCCTCGATGGCCTGAGTGACCGCCTTCATCATTGCCGGAGCGGGCTGGGCGGGGTCGCCGCTGGTCTGCGTTCCCGACGCGATGGCCTCCGCCGTCGCCGCGCTCCGTACTTCGTTGAGGTTGTAAAGAGTTCTGAGCGCCTTTTGCGCCTCGTCGAGACGCTGGCAGAACGCCGCGACCGCCGCGTCCAAGTCCGAGATGTAGTCGCCGTCGCGCTTGATCCGCACGATGCGGTGCGGCAGGTCCGGGTTGTAGAACATCAGATCAACCCATGCCCGGCCCGTGACCCACATCTGCCCTTGGCACTGCGGCAGGTAGTCGTCGTCCAAGAGCCCGAGCAGCGCCAGAACGTGATTGTGCGCGGCGAGGCACTTGATCTCCAGTCCGCCATCGTCGCCGACGAGCCGGTCGGGGGATGCCCCGGCCCGTCGGTCATCGCGCAGACACAGCCCGACTTCCTGCACGTCCACGCCGCGCTCGAACTCATAGGCGGCGACGGCCGACTTCTCCATCTCGGAACCGCGAAGCATGAAGCCGGACTCGGGCACTTTGACCGGATGTCCGAACAACCGCTCGGCGAGCAACTCGCCCATGTAGCCGGTGGAGGCAGACGAGAGCTTGCGCGTCTTGGTCGTCATGATCGAGTCGAAGCGGCTGGCGGTGGGGATGCCGAGACGAGCGGCGACCCATTCGGGAAAGCCTTGAACGACAGGGAGCACGATCATGGCCGCAGTTCCCGCAGAATCGCTCCGACTTCCTTCCCCATCAGCCATCCGAACACGAGCCCGCCAACGAGGTACACGAGCACACGAACTGCGATAAGCGTCAACGGATGCCTGGTCCAGTCCTTCACGGCGCGACCCTCGGCTGCACCGGAGCCACGGGAAGCAGCTTCTTGCCGGCCGACGCGAATGCCTGGCCGAACTCGGCGGCGCAGGCCAGCGTGTCGAAGTGCGTCAGCGTCGTCATCGGTGCTCGCTCGTCCCGCAGCGGTGCCTTGAGCCGGCGCCCGCACCAACAACATGTTCCCGGCTGGTTCGTCGCTCCAAACGGCCGAATCACTTGGCGCCTGCCTTTCGCTTGTTCTCCAGCGCACGAATCGCCTCGGCGTAGCGCGTCTGCCGGATGTCCTCCAGCCGCGTCACGCCCATGAACTTGTAGAACCGCTGCGCCTCGGGCTCTGTCGGGCACACCTCCGCGAGCAGCGCGCGGATGTTCGCCAGCGCGTCGGATGTCACTGGCGTCGGGTCGCTCACGTTCTCCGGGTCCGGGTCGCCGAGCGTGAGACCCAGGATCGCGATCAACGTCATGCGCTTGGCATAGGTCAGCGCGCCGCCGTATTTCTGCTGCGGCGTCGCACCGCTCTTGTTCTCGGTCGGAAGCTCGAAGCTCGACATGGCCGAGTGGCCGTTGCTGTGCCGCAGCGTGCAGGTGCATTTCAATAGCGGCCCAGCTGCTGAAGCGTCGAAGCTCACCGAGAGCCCGTGTTTGGTCAGGCTAGGGCGGATCGTCTCCATGATCTGTTCGTAGTCGGCGAACTTGTATTCGTAGCCGGAGCCGGAGCCGGTCACGATCTTGGCCGTCGAGGATCTCGGGATGACCGGGCAGTCGTCTTGGAATGCCACCAAGGCGCGGGAGAACTCCAGCTCGGCGTTGCGGCGCTGGATGTGCTCGTGGAGCAGGACGAGCTTCTCCAGCGACTCGGGTGGAACGCCGCGCTCGAGCCCAGCCGCGAGCAGCGACATGACCTGACTGGCCTCGTCTACTGGCGCGATGGCGGCTCGGCGTTCGGTGCGGACGACTTCAGTGCTCATGATGCGGCCTTCCTTTCCTTCGCGGCTTCGCGCTTGAGCTTCCGGCGCCGCGCGCGCTGGTAGCCAGCGCCTTTCTCGTGCCACCATTTCGCTGTGGCGCGCCGATGTGCCGCAATCGTGCAGGTGGCCGAGCAGTAGATGAGCGCGCCACCGATGTAGCGGATGCGCTGGCGAACCGTCGGCGCGAACAGGTTGCGGCACTGGCCGCAGGGGAGCTTGCGAGGCTTCACTTGGGGGACTCCTGGCGTTCCATCGTCTCGACGAACACTTCAGCGTGGCAGCGGTGATCGGGAGTGTTGAAGTGAGCAACGAGCCGCCGGTCGCCGCACACCGGGCAGACGCGGTAGACATTCGACTCACCGAATGCCGTGCCCGGCGTCGTGCTCTCGATGACTAATCGGTTCGGAACGCACGGGCTCACTTGGCAGCCCCCTGCCCGCAGCGGGCGATGGCGGCGCGGAGCGAGCGAAGCACCCTCTCGGGTATGGCGTCGAAGGCCGCATCGAGTTCGAGCGCGCACCGGCTGCCCGCAAGTTCGCCGTCAGCCCATAAAATGCCGTCTTGCACGGCGTCAAGCAGGCGGCCGATGTAGGGCAGCGCCGCGAGTAGCTCCGCGTTCTGCGCCTGGAGCGTTTCCAGTTCGGCGCGAAGGGCTTCATGTGAGTCGCAGAGTTCGACCCACCACTTCCCGTTGTCTGGACCGAACAGCGCGTAGGGCATCTCCGGTGTGGCGTCGGCCATGCACTTACGCATGTCGGCGACTTGCACCGGCCCGAGCGGGGCGGGTGAGCGGTCAGCGGTCATGAACGGAACCTCGCGTAGTCGTACGCATCTGAAGCGTGCCCCATCGAAGCCTCGCGACTCGCCTCTTTCGCGCAGTCCTCATGCGCGATGCCGAAGCCGATCAGCTCGTACGGCTTCTCGTTCGCCATCACCGCTTCGCTCGGCGTCAGCGGTTCCATGCAAATCGTGCAGCACAGCCCGCCAAGCTCGCGGCTACGGCCCAGCGCGTTCTTGAGCACGATGGTCGCAACGCGCGCACGGCTCATGAACTCGCGATGAGCGGCAAGAGCGCGCTCGACGTCGCGGGCCGTGAAGGCTGCGGCGCGCTCCGACTGGAGCTCGGCGTCCGTCATGTCTTTGAGGTTCTTCATCGCACCCTCGTTCGTTGGCGCCGGGCCACCACGACCCGACACAGACAGTATGGGGCCGGAGGCCCGGGCTGTCAAGTGACAATATCGGCAGTCTTGGCCGCGGGCTCGAGAACGCATTCCGGCCTTGACCCGGCTCGAGCCCGGGCGTAGGGTTCCCGACAGTGCGAAGCAGCCGCGAACGGACTATCACGACGCCCTGCGGCCCCCGGCCCTCGAAGTGCTTCGCACCCACTAGCCCCCGGCCACCACAGTAACCAGCCGGTGAGGCGCCGGGGGTCGGGCCGCAGGGCGCGGAACGCCAGGGAGGCAACGTGCTCGTTCTGACGCGAAAGCTCGGCCAGATCCTCGACATCGGCGACGGAATCACCGTTACCGTGTTAGAGGTTCGTTCTGGACAAGTCAAACTTGGGATTCAGGCGCCGCTATCTGTCCCCATTCACCGGAGAGAGATAACCGAGCGGATCGCGCGGGAGGAGGCGAACCATGGGTAGGACTCCGCGGGCCAGCTTCGGCCAGTTCCAGCGCGTCAGACATCGCCACGGCGACGTCACATGGGTGCACCAACGAATGCGCTCGATATGGATGTCGGGAGCTCCAGACTGGCGGCTGTGCGACCTACTGCTTCTACCCGGCGCGGTGACTGAGGAGATGTGGGTCCGCGAGCGCCTTGCGGTAAAAGTCAGGCGCCGATGGATGCCCGACGGGTTCCCGGAAATAGTGGATGGAGCGTGGGCCGTAACGGATCAAGCCTTCTTGGATGAGCTAGAAGCGCATCTCATTGACCCTCATGGAGCCGACGTCGAATGGGCACGCAAGCGGCCCCGAGGATGGGAATATGCCGCGCATTGACCGTGCGCCTAGCTTTCAGTTCTACCCCGGCGATTGGCTCTCCGATCCTGGGGTATTGGGACTCAACTGGAGCGAGCGCGGTCGGTTCTTCTGGGCGATCTGTTTGAGCCGTCAGACGGACGCTCCTGGGGATGCCGCGGAGGACCAGTGGCGGCGTTGGATGGGCTACGGGACAATGCAGTGGGCGAAGGCGCGTTACAGTTTCTTGACGTGCTTTTTTGTTGCAGAGAACGGCAACTGGATTCAGAAGCGCACGGCATCCGATGCCGCTCGTCAGCATGCCCGCTATCTCCAAGCTAGAAAAGGAGCTGAGATGACGAATGAGAAGCGCTGGGGCTCTGGAATCTCTGTCGCACAGCGACATGACAGCGACGCGATACCGAATCGCCCTGCGAGTCGCAGTACTGTCACCCCTTCCTCTGCCTCTGCCTCTTCCAGAAGCGATAGCGAAAGGAAGTTGAAGTTCGGTTCTACGCTGCCCGAACAAAAATCGACCACCTCCGCCAGCGCCCCTGAGTCAACCCCGGTCGCTCGCGACCTGACCACCGAATCAACACCAAACGGCCCCCACCCGGAGAACGCCAGACGAACGAAGCAATCCATCCCCGCCCCAGCGGCCGCCGTTCTCGCCGAGATTTTACCCAGCCGGATCCCGCCCGAGCCCGAAGGCCCCGAATCGTTCCGCTGCGCCAGCTGCGGCACCAACGCGCTCCGTCGCCGAGACGAGGAACGCGAACTCTGCGCCAAATGCTGGTTCCAGGCGCAAGCTGGCGGCGCCTCATGACCGCTCGCTTTCGGCGTGCTATACCCTCGCCGCTACGGGGAGCGGGGGCATAGACATGGGCGCCTACGGGCTGACGGAACGGACCATCGCGCAGTTGCACCGGAGAAGCCCTGAGGCTCTCCGCGAGCAACTCTGGTCCGACGAGTGGCTGCAACTCGGGCTCGACGGATTCAAGACCCGGCTGGCAAACGCCGAACGCGATGCCGTGCGGTGCTTTTTCGAGGCCATCGAGCTGGTCGGCAGCCGCGACGACGCGATGCTCTTGGCGTTCCTAGCGGGCAGTGGGGCGCGGGACGCTGAGCATGCCAGGCTGCTGATTGCCCGCGCCAGCAGCGTCGAGGGCGTGAGCGACGTGGACGTTTACCGGATGGCGAAAGAACTCGTCCGCGCCCGGATCATGGCGGATCCCGACGAACGCCGGCGAGCGATGCAGGAGATCTTCGGGCTGATGGACGCGAGCGAGACGGGTGCAGCCAAGGCGAACGGAGGCAACGGCAATGGCTCTCGAAACGCGGTGTGATTTCTGCGGCAGGCGCTTTACGGCCTTGGCTTGGAACGAACGGACCTGCTTCCGCTGTGAGGCCGATGGCGCTCCGAACCAGAGCAAGCTCGAATGGACCGAGTACCAAGCCCGGCTGCATCCCTACCTCCGCCGTATCGGGGCATTGCCTCCGCTAACCGGAGCAGCGGCCAGCCCTGATGCCACTCGGCTGAGGCCATTCCCACGCGGACCTCGCCCCGGGCTTGGGCTCACGACATGACGCTGCCTAGCTGGGCTGGCGCCACGTCTCCGGCCGAGTCTCAGTGCGGCTTGCCTGCACGCGCGCGTATTACAGGGGGCGGTTCATGAGTCTGCGTCGCGCCTGGCACGCGCTGTTCTCCGAACCAGCTCCGCCACCGGCTCCCCAGGCCGAGCCGCCGCCAGACTTCGAATGCGACTGCGGCTGCCGCGACTTCACGGCCGGCGGCCAGACCGTGCGCGTCTGCCGAGACGGAGCTCGGGCTTCAGGCGTCGTACTCTCCTGCCTCGGCTGCGGTGCTCGGTGGTACAACACACGAGCCGGATTGCGGAAGCCGCACGAGTCTGCGCTACCATCCGCGTGGGCGATGCAGGATATCCAAGCTCGAGCGGCCAAGGCCCAGGCCGACTCGCTCGCAGCGCGCATGAGCCGCAGGCAGCAGGAGCACGCTCCCGCAGCCCGGGGTCCGCTCGCAGGTTTCCGCGTTCCACCCGTACCCGAAGGAGAGTGATCACGATGCCCACAGACACCGTTTTCGACTTCGCCAAGGTCGCCACGAAGTTCAAGGCCAAGGCCGCGCATGTCCTCGCCTACCAGCATCATGGCGAGCCGTTCACGATCTCCACCGAGCACGGCTCCAAGACGGTCGGCGACGGCGAGTACGTGGTCCAGGTCGGCGAGCGCGAGCAGACCGAGACGGTGCCGCCGCGGATCGAGGGCGACAAGCGCATCCCCGGCAGCCAGAAGAAGCACAAGGTCCCCGTGCTCGACACGATGAGCGCCGAGGACTTCGAGGGCCTTTACGAAGCGCAGAAGTAGCCGGTAACGGGGCCCTATCCGCGCGTGAGAGGTTCGAGAGAGGCAAGGAGCGCGTGGGCGGGCCCCTTCAACTGGCCGCGGGGGGGCGCTCGGTGATGACGGCGATGTCCAGAGCGTGGTTGAGGCGGTTCGCGCGCGGTCTGTTCCCGCTCGCACGCATCGTGACGCTGGAGAACTACGTGCGAAAGCCGGCGCCGCGGCGCGTCATCGTGGATGGCGTCGAGGTCGCGCGCGGTCGCGACTGGCACGAGGTCTACGGCGACATGCGGCGGCGCTACGACGCGAGCCTGAAGGAGCAGAGTGCGTGACCATGCCCAGGACGCTCTCGTTCTCGGCACCGCGCTGGACCGCCTGCGTGCCGATCCGCTCGCGTACTGGACGCCGGCGAGTGATGAGCAGCGCCGCGTAGTCGAGGAGCTTGGCCGCGGCGAGATCCTGTTCGGCGGCGCCAACAAGGCCGGCAAGACGGACATCGCCAAGGCGTTCGTGGCGCTGGCGCGCGGCAAGCGAGACCTGGGCGGCATCCTGCTGCCCGCGGTCCCCCAGCCTTCCGCATGGGTCGTGTCGTCGCTCGACTTCACGCAGCAGTTGCTGTCGGTGCAGCCCAAGTTCATGCGCGCGGTGGGCGACTGGCCGCACAAGCCGCGCCGTGACGGCGAGGTGCTGAGGAACCTCCGCATCAAATACGAAGGCTGCCGCTCCGACGATCCCGACGACTGGTCGCTCATCACGTTCGTGTCGGCCAAGAACCTCCAGGCTGGCGTCGGCTTTCGCGGCAACGGCTACTTATGCGACGAGCCGCCGCCGATGTGGCTCTTGAATGAGCTGCGGAAGATGGGCGACGCCGGCTCGCTCGTGATCGGCGTCATCGCAGCGACGTTCTTGAAGCGCAGCCAGTGGCAGCCGCTGCGCGCCGATTATCCCGATCCGCGGCGCAACGAGGGGAAGTGGGTCGGGCGGTTCCTGCGGCTGCGCGCCCCGGCGTTCAATCCCGATGACCTGGACGACACGAGCGTCGGCAACCGCTTCCTGACGCGCGCGGACAAGGAGGACCTGCTCGCCAAGTATGCGAACCTGCCCGAGTCGGAGCGCATGGCGCGCCTGCTCGGGCTCGAGATGGACACTTCGGGCTCGAACCCACTGCGCGCCGTGCTCGATGAGATGCAACGTCAGCACGACCAGGCCCGCGACGGCGAGGTGATCGAGTGGAAGGTCGCTCGCGAGGTGCCGACGCGCGCCGGCAAGCAGCTCGTGACCGAGACGGTCGAGGTCGAGTCATGGGAGGACGGCCCGCGCCCCGGGCATCTGTACAGAATCTGGATAGACACGAGCGGTGGGATTGCGGACGGACTGCACGATCCAGGCATGGTGCAGGTGGGCGATATCTCGGACGGCGTGCAGGTAGCGCGCTACGAAGGGTTTCTCGGGGAGTACGGGCTGGGCGTGCTGGGCGGCGGGCTGTCCAAGAAGTGGCACGACGCCGAGGTGTGGGTGGGGACGACAGGCGGTTACGGCGACACGTGCCTGTCCGGGTTGCGCGCCGTGGGTTGCCGCAACGTCCACACCCGGCAGGTGAAGGGCGGCGACGGCGTGATCGACCGCACCGACATCGGCTTCAAGGAGACGGAGGCCACACGGACGGAAGGATTCGGCGCGCTGCTGGAGGCGTTCAAGGCGGCGCAGATGGGGAGCCCCTATCTCACGATCCGTTCGCGTGACGATCTGGCGCAACTCATAGACCTGCAAGTGGATGACAAGGGCCGCATCATCCGCGTACCGGGCGTGCACCACGGGGAATCGGCGGTGCTGCTCGGGCGCTTCGCGGTGGCCTGCTCACCGGAGAAGCGTCGGCAGTTCATCCCGCCGCAGGCGCAGCGGCGAGCCCCAAGCCCGGGCGACTTGCTTCGGCGTCAGGCTGGCGAGCGCGTGCCCATCCGGCGCGGGAATGGCACGCGCCTGATGCCGCGTCAACGGCTCAAATGGCGCGCGCGTTGACGGCTGCGAGCGCGCGCGTGATAGCGTAGAAGCGTCGGTGGACACGAACCCACGGGGAGAACCACATGCGGACTCGCATTCGCTGGCCGCTCGCTGCGGCCTCGCTCGGCCTCATGCTGCTCACGTTCGCCGGCATGGCATCCGCGGCGTGGAACTACGAGAGCGTCAAGTGGCACCACTACTCGACCAATCCCGGTGCCGGCTCCGGCGTCGGCTCGTTCGTCGCGGACACGACCTGGATTCCGGCACTCGCCGCGCGAACCGACACGACCGGGGCGTGGAACATGCTCGAGGCCGAGCCTTCTCCGATGGGGACGATTTCCATCGGTGGCGCAACGGCCGATTCGACCCAGGTCGGTGCGCTCATCATCTCGGCCGATTCCACCGTGGCCTCGACGCTGGCGTGGGGCGCGACGACGGTTCAGTTCCAAGTCAACTACGGATCGAGCATTTCCGGCTGGACTTCGGTCGGCGGCACCATCTCGCCGTTGCCGACGACGACACAGAAGGCGGCCATCTTCCCGATGTGGCAGCTCCCGGTCGCGACGGCCCATCTCGGCAGCACGAACTTCAACGCGACCTACAACATCTTCGCGCCGGCCGTGCGCGGGATCGTCACTTGGGGCTCGGGAGCAGCGGTGCCGAGCGCGCGCGTCTACGTTCGCAAGTGGCTGGGAACGGGAGTGATTCAGACCCCGCGGGAAGCGCAGCAGGTCAACCCGTAGCAGTGGCCGGAGCGCCAGCGGGGCGAACGGGCCAATCGCGCAGCGGCCCGCGGTCCCTGTGGACCCCGCTGGCAACCTTCGTGGAGGTGGCATGCAGGACACGCTGCTCGGCTTCGCTGCAATTCTCGCGGGCGGCATGCTCTTGCTCGGATTGATTCTGGCGTTACTGTTCAAGTCCTCGGACGACCATGGCGCAGACGACGACTAGCCAGCGTTTCCGACGGGAACTGCGGATGCTCACCGAGGAATCCGCGGCCTGGCAATCGCTGTGGGAACGCGCCGAGTTCGGCGTCAAGTTCCTGATGGACGGCCGTCACTATAGCGACGCCGAGGAGAAAGCCTCCCTCAGCTCGGAGGACATCCGCTGGGTGCACGAGGACGCCTTCAACCGCCTGCGCCATGAGTTGGGCGTGGTCGTGAAACCGGGCCTGCTGACGGCGATGCCGCTGGATCAAGACGGCAACATGGAACTCGGCGATCTGGCGTGCAAGGCGATCCTGTCCGACACCGACCAGCCGGAGAAGGAATGGGAGGATGCCTGGTACGACACGGCGATGTGCGGGTCGGCTGGCGGCTACGGCGTCAACTGGCTCGATTACGTTCCCGATGGCCAAGGCGGCGGCGACCTGCTCTTGCTCGCGGATGACCCGCGAAACTTCATGTGCGACCGACGCGTGAAGTCGGTCCACAACCCGCTCTGTCGCTTCGTGGTCCGGCGCGTGCGAATGACGATCGGCGAAGCGATGCAGCGCTGCGAGGGCAGGCACGGCTGGAACAAGGACGTGTGCAAGAATCTCCAGCCGGACGACGGGAACTTCAGCACCTGGCGGCCGGGTGAAACGCCGGAACTGGAAACCTCGCAGGCCGCACGGCTGGTTCAGGACCAAGACGGGACCGACGAGGAGCGGATGGCGAAGGAATGCACGTTCTTCTTCATCTGGCGCCGCAGGTCGGACGACAGAGAGGTCGCGCCCGACGACTACGTGGAGTTCGAGCCGGAGGACCGTTACATGCGCTGCACGGCGTGCGGCTACCGCACCGAGGCGCAGGGCAGCCTGCCGGCGAACGACGATGGCTCCCCACAGGAGCTTCCCGCCGAGTTGGAGAACGGTTGCCCCGAGTGCATGCAATCGAGTGATGTCGCGCACCACGGCAACATGGTCCGCGTGGACGGCATGGACTTGAATCGCGAGATGCTCAAGTATCCGAAGGGCTACTTGTGCATCGTGGCGCCAATGGCGCTGCCTGGCGTCGAGGACTTCGTGTACGAGGGCGGCTGGCCGGCAAAGTTGCGGAGCTACCCATGCACGTTCCTGCCGCGCTTCCGCCATCCGTTCCGCGTCAGCGGCCCTTCGATCGCCGACCTGACCGCATGGAACACGATCGCGACCGATATGCTCATGCGGACCGTGCTCGAGCGCATGGTCGCTATCGAGCCGGCGCAGGTGCTGCCCCTGGATGCGTTCTTCGACGCGCGCGGCAATCCGTGGGAGTCGAGCAGTGAGCGCGGACTCGGAGCGTTCTATATCGGCCAGCAGATGCCGCAGACGGGGCTCATAAGCGGCGACCCCGGCGTGCCAGCGTCGTGGAGCGCGGTCTATCAGGCGGCGCGTCAGGCATTGACGAGCGCTCAGGGCATCGCTGACTTTTCGATCCAAGAAGGCCAGACACGCGACATCGCGGCGCAGTCGGCCGCGCTCCAGATCCGGCAGGAGGAGATCCCGGCGGCGGATTACCGCAGGCGCTACGAGAATCTGCGCAGCATCATGTCCGGCATCTACTACGACTATAAGCGCGCCGTGGACCCATCCGATGCGCTCTACAGGGCCGGGGATGACGACGGCGACCAGTTCGTGCGGAACCTGGCACTCGCGGACCTGCCGAACTTCTCGTTCCGTTTCTCGAGCGACCCCGACATGAAGCCGCAGGACGCCGAGTCGGCGCGCGCCACCAGCGAACTCATCGCTGCGATCGAGCAGCGGCCGTGGGCCGTGGACCTGATCGCTCAGCGGAATCACATCTCGCCCGCGCTGGTGCGGAAAGCACGCCAGGACTTCGCGCGGCAACAGCAGCAGAACCAGGCGGCGGCGGCTCAGGCTGCCGCGCAGGCGCAAGGGGCCGGGGCAGGCATGGGACCCGGCCCTGCGCCGCCGCAACGGGAATCCCCGCAGGCGATGGTCGATCGGCTGCTCGCCGGCGCGGGGCAGCAGCAAGCGTAGGAGGCTCACGACATGCGTTACTGGCATCCGACTCCAGAAGGCGGGGCAGGCGAGCCCGGCGAGGCGTCTGGCGACGCGGGGGCCAACCCCGCCGCGGAGACCGCTGCCGAGGCTGGCTCCGGCGCCGAGACGGGTCAGGAGACAGCTCGCGAAGAGGCTGATCGAGCACGAGACGAGTTCATCGCGCAGAAGGTCCAGCAGGGCATCGAAGCAGCGTTGCCGCAGATCATCTCTCGCATCCAGTCGAGCGCACCAGCGGCTCCGGCGGCCACACCACCGACGGCAGGCCGGGGAGTGGTGAGCGCACTGGAAGCGGAAGCGGCAGCGATCCAGGCCGAAACGGCACGGTTGGACGCCGCGTTCGTGGCCGACGGCTACACGGCCAAGAATCTCGCGGACCAGAACCGGCTCGCGATGCGCCTGTCCAACTTCAACGCGCAGCTTCTCGCTCATGGCATGCAGATGCAGGAAGCGGAGCGCCACGTCGAGAAGGCGGGTTCGTCCGACGACGATGCCAAGGCCGCCGCGTGGCGGAAGTTCGCCGGCGAGAATCCCGGCGTGCCGGTCCGGTTCCTGCGCCCGACGTTCGAGAAGGAATACGCCGCGACCCACCCCGCAACGCCAGCCAAGCCCAAACCCGGCGATACCGCTGGCGCGCGAGCTGCGGCTGCTGCGGTCTCGGGAGCGAGCGAGGTCTCAGCCCGCGAAGCCAGAACCCGCACGATCAATCGAGCCGACTACGACCGCGAAGTGCAGGCAGCGGAGGACCGTGGCGACTTCGCCAAAGTCTCCGAACTCGGGCGCTCGGTGCGCTCGGGACGCCTGCTCGTCAAAGGCTAAGGGCCGCAGAAAAGACCTGAAACATGCCGATCACGGCAGACGTTCCTGGTTCATCGCCAGGCTCGAATCTCACGCAGCAGGAGTGGAACGATTCCATCCTGCCCGCAGTGTACGAGCGGCAGTGGTTCCTGCCGCGCACGATGAAGATGAAGCGGGGCTACAACCGGCTGAACGTGCCCGAGATGGGCGTGGTCAGCGGTCATACGATGGCCTCGACTTCGGACGGAACCGACATCTTCCTCGACTCGATGAACCCGACGAGCGTGCCGCTCAACCCGAACTGGCTGGAGGCCGGCCACGCCTACCCGGATTCGCTCGAGTGGCGTTCGGTCGAAGGCATCCCCGCGGCAGCCGCCCGGAACGCCGAGAACGGACTCGCGGCCTACATCGAGCAGCAGTACCTGACGGACGTCATCGCGGGAACGAACTTCCTCGGCGGCGCGGCTTACGACTCGGACGCGGCTGGCATTCGTGCAGCCGTGGCCCAGTTGCGGACGAGCGCGCTGACCGAGGCGATGCCGGGCGATACGGAGATCTTCGGACTGTTCTACTCGTTGCAGCACGATGACCTGATGTCGGTCCCCGAGTTCACGCATGCCGATCAGCGTGGTGACGGAGCCAATCCGCTCGTCTCCGGCATGTTCGGCAAGGGCA